GTTGCTGATGGTGTTGTCCACATAATAGAATCTCCTTAAGTTAGATTTCAGCATGAAGCTGATAAGAGAATTATATCTATCTGTTTAGTTTGTACCCTAAGCATATTCATGAGTTTTTACTCCATATTTTAGACATCGCAAGGCACAGTAATCCAGCACCTATTCCTGTTACTATTGCTTCGGTAGATGGTCCCCCAAAGTGTGTAGGGTGAGTCATCATATCGGCTACTGCGGTAAAGAATCCAATAGCACCTGCCATAGCAAACTTGTTATCTGATAGGTTTTTATTACCATATATAACTAATGCTACTGTGGCTACAGAAGCAATAACGCCAACCTGTAATGCTTTTTGCCAGTGATACACTGTAATGGCTAATAGGTTTCCCTGCGTCATCATCACCATGCAAGAGGTAGTAGATTCAGAAAGTCTTTTTAGAAAAATGTTTAAGTGTTTCATATTCGTATTATACCCTATAAAAAGAAAAACCCAGCTGAGAGGTGCCGGGTTTTTCAGGAGGATAGCGCTCAGAACTATAAAAACTAAGCGCTAGAGAGTAGCAAGTTATGCACCTGCTGAACCCCACATACCTAATGGATCAGACCAACCGAATGAATATCTTTCACGGGCTTTGTAACGTACATTACCTGTGTCGAAGTCACCGTCCATAGAAGTAGTTAATGCAGTTCTTTCGAAATGCTTCATACCGTTAGGAACGTCAGTTGTTAGGAAATAAGCGTCACCGTCTGTTAAGAAGTGATTTACTGAATAACCTTCTGGAATTGCACCATTAGTTCTTAATGCGTTGATGTCATTATCTGCAGTAGCTACACGAAGATCTGTATCTAATAGACGAGTTGCAACGAATTGAAGTGCTGGTGGAATAACTAACTTACGTGGTTTAGACGCAATTAGTAAGCCACGCTCATCGGTCCATGCTGCGATTTGAATAACTGCATTTTCCAACGCTGTTTCATTCAAGTCTGTAGCAACACCTTGTGTATTACTGTTAACACCACCCGATACTAATGGATGATTTGCGTTAAACAATGATACACCATCACCACCTGCAAAGGCGGCAGTAAAGCCGTTGTTAAGAACGTTAGCTGCTCTAACTTGCTTAGTGTTAGCCATTGATCGTGCAAGTGCTTTAGTATAACGAGCTGACAATGAATCATATAGATTATCCTCAACTGCTTCTTCAGTTAAACTGAATCCTAAAGCAATAGTCACGTGGTTATAACGTGCTGTAAAAGCTTCTTGTGCGTTATCATACGCAATTGCTGCTCCCTCAGATTTCAGAGGTGCTGCAGCGAAGCCAGCTAGTTTTGTTTCTTCTTCGAAAGAACGGTCTGAAGATTCAGTTTCGTAAATCTCTTTATGCTCTTCGCCATAACGTGCATACTCTAAACCGAATAGCGCGTTAAGTCCTGGTAATAGCTCCTTTAGGAGCTGGGCTCTTGAAATTGCCATGTTTTATTCTCCTAAAATTAATCGCCTACACCAGTAGGGTTAGTATATGAATGTGCTACAGGATTAAACTTAACGAGTAAGTCTGTAAACGCATCGCCCACGGTTGAAGTTGGTGAATCTACAAAATCAACAATTCGTAATGCAATACCGTCAGTAGCTGCATAAGTAGCATCTGCTGCAATATCGGAATTACCATTTCCTGTTGATCCTGTTGTACTAGATTGCACTTCAGCTAAAGGTATATTACCACCTAAACCTGTTTGTACAACTGCTGCATCAGCTTGAACCATAAATACTACATCAGGATCGTCAACAACGTATGCTTTCGCATCTGCTGCTGCTGTGCCCGCTGGCCAGTATTGATTAAATGTTAATACACTTGTGACTGGATCTGAATATGTACATCCTACAAATACACCAATTGTACCTGCGTCAAAAGGATCAGCGGCTGAACCAATGCTAGGCATTAGTTGTATTGTTCCGTCTGTTCCAATTTGAACGATAGTACCGTTGTAAAGATTTGTATTGTATCCAGAAGCAATCGGTAGTAAGCGTGTAGAACCCGCATATGGGGTACCGCCTACATGGTTTACCGCTTTAAGTCCGTAAGGACTAGCTGTTGAAGCCATGATTGTTTCTCCTAATTATTTTTACTTGTTTCCCTTACCAAACGATCGACCATTTTCCTGACCTTCAGCAAACTTAGGCATACGTGGATCATTTTGATTCAAATATGATGAGTCTACTGCTTCAGTTTGAGCGCGTGTTTTTTCATTTACATACGCACGTCTTTGGTCCATCAACTCGGAAGGAGCTTTACATAGTAATAAACCACCAATTTCAATACCCTCTTGGTACTGAGAGTTAGGGTTTGTATGTATTAATATCTCTGGGTGATCCGCATGCCGCACCGGTTCCCAGCCTTCACGCATTTTTGAAGAGACGTTCATGTTATCGGGTTCATTAAGTAAGGAAATCCTAATCCATCGATAGTCGTAACCTGGCTGCTGTTTAAATTCAGGCAGTAATGATGCAGGTTGCCACTTCTTTACTTTTAGGCTTTCTTCTCTTACTTCTAAATCTCGGTCAGTTCTTTTGATAACTTTATCCATTTGCGTTCTCCAATTTTATCATTTCTCTTGCATATTGTTCCGGAGTTAACTTAAGCTTCTTAGCAAAAGCAACTTGTGTTTTAGACAAACGTACTTTTTTAGGCGCGGTACTACGCGAAGCCGGAGCAACTACATTCGAAGGTTTGCGTTGGCTCGGTTTTTCCGGTTCCAACGAAGTTTCCCCAAAATTCTCAGGGAATCGTTTTTGCATCGTTTCGTCTATACGAAGGTAATAAGCATCAGAAGTGGGGTCTAACCCATTTCTAACTAATTTTTCATGTAGTCCTAAAGCCAAAGATGTCATTTCTTCGTCTTTGCCAAACCATTGGTTTTTGACCTGCCAAGCCTGGGCTTTAGCATCTGGTTTTGGTAAATCAGGACGTACTGATCTTTGAGCTAACTCTACACTATTTTCAGGTGTTTGTGAAGCCCTGTGTTGTGGTTTTAATCCAGCAGCTTGAGATAATTTATATTGAGCACTATTCATTAAAGCTTGAGCCTCAACAATTTTATCTGTGTCTCCAGATTCATATGCTTCTCGATAATCGCGCTTAGCTAAATCAAGTTCTTTTTCTGCAGATCCAACTAATGTTTTAAGGTAGTCTTCTTCTCCTGAACTTAATGTGGTTTGAAGCTTTTGGTTTTGTTGGTACACCTTTTGTGCGTAAGCAATAGCTTCTTCTTTTTCTCTAGCTGCTTGTTCTTTAGCACGACGTTCATCATGATAAACTTTTTTAAGCTGAGCCATCCTTTGTTTAACGCGGTCCGAATAGTCTTCTAGATTATCATTCTCTAACTCTTCAACTAATTTTTCCGGTAAAGGATCTTTGTTTCTATCTTCAGGAGGAGTGTCGTCTTCTTCTTCAATTTCTAACTCCATTTCTTCCTGTTTAGGTGCTTGTACTACTCGCTCTACATCAGCAGTAGACTTTGTATCTTTAGCCTCTTTTTTACCTTCGTCTAAATCTACCTCTACTTCAGCCCCTTCCATTTCTAGTTCATCAGGTATTTCATTAATTATTTCAGCCATGCTATTCTCCTATGCGCGTTCGTAGCCACGAGGGTCATCGACCACTGCTTCTACGGTATCGTCGTTTATAATGCGGAATTCTTTCCCGTGAATTTTGATTCTAGTCCCTGCGTAAGCACGAGTGATAACGAAGTCACCTTCTTTACACCAAGCGCCTGTAGGGAAGCGAGCTTCGTCTTTATAACAAAGATCACCTAACTGCATAACAAATAAAACTACTGTTGAGTGCTCTTGTATTTGTTTTGCAGAATCAGATTTTATAATCCCACTTTCGTAAGCTTCTTCTGCTTCAGGTACCATACATAAAATACGATAACCTTTAACGTCAGGAAGTTGAGCTGCTGCTTGCGCTATAGCCTCTTCTTCAGTTAACTTAATGCCTTCTTTAGTGGAAGTGTTTTTTGTTTTAATAGGAGCTCCTGAAAGGGAGACTATTTTTTTGTCTGGAGTTGCAATGGTGGTATTCATTTTTTCCCTCCAGGTTTTGTCATTGTTACGACATTATCTGTAGGGCTGCTGTCGAAATCTTCTTCTTCGTGTTCGTGCGTACGAATAGCTTCTGAAATCATATTTTGTATTATTAGATATCCCCGAACTTCACCGCATGCGTGTTGGTAACCACCATAATCTTTAGCGGTTCCTGCACCCATACTTTCTAATAACTCTTTGCGTCTTTCTTCTATCCGGGTTGATAGAAGCATAAGCGTTTCTTTCATATTATTCCCTTTCGTTTAGTTGAGTTTCATCCTTAAGTTTTGTTACATCTACCTTAGTTGCATTACGCGACTGAGATTCTTTTTGGCGGAACTGCATTTCAGCTTGAGCTTTTGCTGCTTGAGCTCCTAACTTAGCTCCTTCAATTACTTCTTTTAAATCTATTTGCTGCTGTTCCATTTCTGCTTTAGCTCCTATTTCGGCACCTTGAAGTTGTGCGTCCGCTTTATATTTAGCTTGAGCTAAAGCTATGTCTCTTTGATAATCAGATACTAATTTCTCTTTTTCAAATTGTAACCTTGCTTCTTCAAGTAAACTATCTGCATGCATTTTAGTAATATCAGCTTTAGTTCTTTCAGTTTTAGCCTGACTATCCATTTTTTTCAATTCTAATTCAGCTTTCTGCATTTGAACAATAGGGTCTTCTTCCAACTGTTGTTGTTTCTGTTGTTGAATCTCTGCTGTATTTTTCTGAAGAAGTTTATCTGCTCCAGCTGCTGATAACCTAGCAATTTCGTTCTCAATATCTTCAGGAAGCTCTTCGTCAGGAGGAGGTAGAGGTACACCAAGTTGTTCTTCTAATTGTTTTCTATATTCAAATGCCATATGTTCAGCTATATGAGCCTCTATTGCACCTTGTATTGTTGATGCTTTAACACTTTGCCCGACCATTTGTCTAACTTTAGGATCATTCATAAATGCTAAATGTACCGCAAGGTGTGCTTCATGGTCTTGTTCTATAAATGCTTTTACTGGAGTACCATTTAATATGTTCATATTTTCTGAAACGGGATCTATACGCTTAGCATCATCTTCAGTCTTAATTAATTTATCTATATTCTTAACACCTAAAACTTGTAACATTTGGCGGTTAAGTTCTTTTAAGTCATATATAGTTGGGTTCTGCTGTGCCATTTGCATAAC